ACGTTGGCCGTGGTCACTGCGGTGGCCTTGGCGACCATCTTGGTGATGAGGCTGGCCGAGAGGCGGTGCTGGTGGGCGATCAGCGCGAGGCTGATGGTCCGCTTCACCAGTTCCGGGTACGCGGCGTTGGTGAGGATCGGCACCTTGATGCAGAGGCCCACGACGTCGAGGCGGGTGTCGGTGAACGCCGGGCACACGACCTCGTAGCAGGGCTTGGTGGTACCGGCGATGGCCTGCGCCTCGGTCTGGGTGAACCCGGACGAGGTGTAGAGGGTGGAGAAGTCGGGGCCGGGGGTGGTGCGGACACCACCACGGGTGACGCCGAACTCCGGCAGGTCGATCAGACCCTCCGAGGTCTCGCCCTCACAGAAGTCGTAGAGGGTCTGGCTCGGGGAGCACCAGCCACCAGCCGCGATCAGGGAGCCGCCGGGCAGGCGCGCCTCGCGCGACGCCCGGTCCATGACCTCCTGGTCGTTGTTGCCGGTCGCGATCATGTCCGCCGAGAACTCCTTGCGGAACATGGAGACGCCGTACCGCGACATCTGCGCGCCCTCGATGCCCTGAGGCTGCTGGGGGAACGACTTGGTGCGGTTGAGCAGGGCCTGCGTCACGTCGTCGAGGTCCGCGAGGGCCTGTCCGGTGGCGAAGCCGGGCACGTCGGCGGCGGCGGTGAGGGTCATGCGGGTCGGGGTGTCCGGCACGTCAGCCGGGCGGGCGCCGCGCTTGCGGGCCTTGGGGGCGGGGGCACCGGCGGTGACGGCGACCTTCTCCTCGACCTCGGCGTCCGCGTCGTCGTCGGCGTCGTCCTCGACGTCGTCGTCGGTCTCGGCGTCTGCGTCGGTGTCGGCCTCGGCCTCGGCGACAGCAGCGGCCTCGACTCGGGCGGTCTCGCGGGCCTCGCGCATGGCAGCCATGCTGGTGCTGGCCTCGACGCGGGCGTCGGACTCGGCCTGCAGGTCCTTGACGGCGGCGAGGATGCGGGTGGCCTCGGCGGTCTGGGCCGGGGTGGGGGTCTCGACGGCGAACAGGACGTCCAGCGCCTCGTTGCCTGCGGTGATCAGTGCGGCGATCTCGTCCACGCTGTAGGTGGTGAGGTCTTCGTTGACGGTGAAGTCCATGACGTCTCCTGTGAACTGGATGCTGGAGTCCACGGTGCTTCGCAGCCGATGGCGCTTGGCACGGGACTAGGTCCAGAGGAGACGTGCCGATGTTCCTGTCGCGGAGCGTAGCACCGCGCGTGGGCAGAACAACACCCCCGACACGAGAGAGGGCGTGTCGGGGGTGTTGTTGTCAGGCTACTTGGATTCGGTGCGGATACTGCCGCCACCGCCAGCCCGGATGCGCGCGGCCTTGGCCTCGATCTCCGTGTTGAAGGACTGCTGGCGTCCGTTGCCGTCGGTGTAGATGTACTTGTTGGAGGCGTTCTTGGCCTGTCCTCCACCGCAGTTGCAGGGCATTTCGGGTCCTCTCAGTTCCGGCCAGCGCTGAGTGCGATGGCGTCCATCTTCTTGCGCTCGTCCGATGCGCGCTGGGCGGCGAGTTCATCCATCTTGGCCTTGCTCGCGGACTGCTCGGCCACCTTCCGCCTGGTGGCCTCGACGATCTCCTCGACCGTGGTCTGCACGGGCTCTCCACCGCTGGCGACGAGCACCAGACCGGCGGCAACCAGCGCCGTCTGGTGCCCGCCGGACGCGGCGACGGCAACGCGGGGGACGGGGAACCCTCCGACGTTGACGTGCAGGGCAGCGACGAGTTCGAGGCTGCCAGCCACGTCGCGCCAGTCACCGGACAGGACCGACGCACGCATCTTGTAGACCTTCTCGGGGGGAGTGCCGGGGGCGACGGCGCCAGCGACCCAGATGCCGCGCTCGTCCTCCCCGATGTTGACCAGCGCGGTGAGCGTGCCGGTGTTGTCGTAGTGGGCAGCAGCCGGGCGGGCACCCTGACGGATGTCGGCGTGGCCGGTGTCCATCGTGAGGACACCCACGGCGATCTGCTCGCCGGACTCGGTGACGACGTACTTGGTCTTGAACTGGGCGTAGTCCTGCTCGGAGTGGGGCGGCTCGATGCAGACGCCGTCGAAGCCGATGTGGCAGGTGCCCCACTTCGCGAGGTAGCCGAAGACCCGGCCCTCCTCGGTGATGGACAGCGCGCCGAGGTCGGTCAGTTGCGGGTCGGCGAACCAGTCGTCCGGTGGGGCGAGCAGGTCGGCGGACGCGACGAGGCTGAGGGCGGGGCGCATGGTCTCTCCGTCGAAGGCGGGGCTGGCGGAGGCGGCGAGGCTGTTGCGACCGCCACCCTCCTGTCCCGGCCAGAAGCCGAGGGCGTCCTTGTGCCGGTTGGCGCAGTAGCCGGACAGGTAGTTGGGCTTGATGTACTGGGCGAGCGCGGCACGGCAGCGGTTGAAGTCGCCTGCCACACCCCAGCCGATCTTCGCGGCACCCGCACCGTGGGTCCAGTAGTCGCGCAGCCGGTCGGTGTCGACGGGGTGGGTGAGCCAGCCGGGGCCGTCCTCGGTGCCGGGCTTGGAGGTGATCCCGAACTCCATCGTGTCAGGGACCATCAGCAGCCCGGCCTCGGTGGAGGCGACGAGCGCGTCGTCGCGGGCCTCGATGAGCAGGTCCTCCCCCTCGACGGGCGCGAACTCCTCCGGCACGTCCCCGATGGCGACGAACGCCTCGTGGAACGCGGGGATGTTGCAAGTGGTGGCACCCGCGACGCGGGCGGTGGTGAAGACGGTGACGAGGTCGTCCATCTCGAAGTCGATGGAGTCGCCCTCCTCCATCTCGTCCATCAGGTCGCTGATCTTGCGACCGTCGCGCAGTTCCATCTCCGCAGCGCCGTCGTCCGCGTCGACGGAGACGCCGGTGCGCCCGCCGGACTCGATCATCATGGCGATGACCTCGTCGGCCTCGGGGACCACGGTGAGGAAGTGGCCGGAACCGAAGACCTTCCCGTCCTTGCGCCACATCCGCTCGATGTTCGCGGTCTTCACGGACCCGTCGTGGCCGGGCTCGTTGGCGCGCTGGCTGGACAGCGGCAGCGGCAGCGGGCGCGAGCGCAGGGAGTCCTTCGCGAACTTGCGTCCGTCGCCGGACATGGTGTCCTCGGGGGCGAGCACGCCCCACCACGGGACCGGGTCGTAGGCGATGTCGATGGGCGCCTCAGGGACGGGCGGGAAGTCGTCGTCGTCAGCCATGTCCACTCCTGTGGTGTCGGTGCTTGCGACCAATGATGCCGCAACCTCGTCGGCGTCCTTGCTCATGATGGCGAGGAGGCAGCGGCAGTTTGCCCACTCCTCGATGGGTGCGGACGGGTCGCCGGGGCGGCTCATCGTGGACTCGCCGACCTTGAACTTGCCGGACAGTGAGACGCGCTGGCCGTCGGCTGCCTTGTGCGTCGGGCGGACCTTCTCGTCTTCCATCGACACCCAGACCTTCTCGAACCGGTCGTTGGGCGTGTCGTCGTCGTTCGCTGCCAGTTCGGCGGCGAGGTTCGTTGCGTGCGTGGCGATGGAGGAGGCGATCAGCCGGGCTGACTTCTCCAAGTCGACCGGCTTCTTGGTCTGCTCCATCTGCTTGCGCAGGTCCGCGAGGAACTTGGTCTGGGCGGCGCGCAGTGCAGCCGAGGTCCACTTGCCGGTGTCGGCGTGGTACTGGGCTCGGAGCAACTTCGCTGCCCGGTCCAGCAGCGCGTCGAACCAGCGGCGCTCGCCGTGGTGACGCAGGGCGTGCCGAGCCGAGCCGAGCAGGTCCTTCTCGTGCCGGTCCTGCACCGTCTTGCGCTGCTCCGCGAACGCGAGCAGGTCGGTGGTCAGCGCGATGGTCATGCCGCCGCCGAGATGCCAGCATCCACGAACCGCATCATGGTGTCCGGGTCGTGCTGCTGCTGCCCGTCGAGCAGCGAGCGGGTGTAGGCGTCGAGCGCGCGGGACACGGCCTCGTGGCTGTGCGGTTGCCCGCGCAGCAACTTCGGCAGGCAGGACCACGCGCCGTCGAGGAGCGAGTCCATCTGGCCGGTGCGGGCCTTGACGAACAGGTGCATCTCGTCGGGCTCGACACCCTCGGGTCGCACAGTTGTGTTGTTGCGCAGGCGGTTACCGGCACGCTCCAGTGCGCGGTGGACGACGGCGTCACAGGTGGCTTCCAGTGAGGCACGCCGTGCATCGCTTGCTGCTTGGCTCATCTGCGGGGGCGGACCCACCTCGGGGTGGTCCTCCAGTGACGGGTCGGGGCGGGACTCGCGCATGTTGTTGCCGTCGTCGGTGACGGGGAAGTCGATCCCCAGCAGCCGCAGCGCGGCCTCGACCATCGCGGGGGAGGCGGAGCCGGACGCGACCTTGCGCAGGTACCAGTCCTGCCGTTCCTTGTCGTCGGGGTCGTCGGCCTCGGAGAAGCCGGTCTCGCGGCGCAGGGCCTCGGCGTCGATCTCGCCCCGGTCCCACAACTCGAACGCTTCCTTGGACCGGTTGGGGCGCAGCCGCAGCGCGGAGGTGTCGAAGATGCAGACGATGGTGGGGTCGTCGAGGGTGGAGCGCAGGATGCGGGTGAGGGCTGCAGCGATGATCTCCAGTGCGGGCTCGATGTGAGCCTTGATCGTCGACTCCTCGATCTGCCACGCGCCCCAGTGGTTGACGTCGGCGGTGCCGAGCAGGACCTCCGGCGGCAGGTCGATGCCCAGCGCGGTGCGCCGGATGGCGTCGTTGCGCATCGGGATCGTCTGCTCGTCCAGCGGCGACCAGAAGTGCATCAGGTTCTGGTTGTCGACCTCGCCCGCTGCGACACGGGCGATGATCGGCAGCAGCGCGGTGGGGTCGTCGGGGTTCTGGATGGCGGTGACGGCGGCGGTGGCCAGCGCCTTCATCAGGGGGTCGAGGCCCTCGGCGAGGTTGGTGCCTTCGGCGTCGCCCTGCGGGGCGGCGAACGACATCTGGTCGGAGATGAACAGGATGCCCGCGCCTGCGAGGCGCGACCTGATCTGGGCCAGCACGTGCATCGAGAGCATCTCGATCTCGAACAGCGAGGGGAGTACGGCCCGCAGCGGGGAGTCGGCGGCGCGCACGTTCTGCGGGTGCGGCTTGTGCACGCGGAACAGGTCGTCGCTGTCCTTGACGTCGTACTTGTCGCCTTCGCCGTAGTCGATGACCCACTTCTTGCCGCGCTTCTTCACCTTGTCGGAGGAGACGACCTCCCACACGATGTCCTCGTCGGCTTCCTTCTCCTCGTCGGTGATCGGGGAGCGGCCCAGCATGTAGCACTCGCCGACCACGAACAGGTGCTCGCCGATGGCCTTCAACGACTGGCCGCTGTTGCCCATCCCGCCGAGGATGGAGCGCAGTTCGTCGACCTCCGGGCCGACCTTGATCGGCACGAGGGTGCCGTCGGCGTCGTAGCGGGCCGGGGAGATCAGCGCACGGGACAGCGCGTTGGCGAACCACTCAGCGGCGTACCGCACCTCGCCGAGGTTGTTGCGGTAGTGCCAGCAGCGGTCCTGCCACTCCTCGGTCTTGCGGTACAGGCCGGTGCCGTTGCCGATGATCCGCGCCGCCGACGAGATCATCGCGGGGGCGGGGGCGACAATCGGGTCCGGCTTGTCGAGCACGGGGGTACGGGGCATGGCTCAGGTCTCCTAGTCCTCGTCGTGGAAGACGACCCACGACACGGCATATGACGCGGCAAGCCATCCGTAGAAGACCCACCATGCGGTTCGCCACCCACCATCGGAGAGCAGGAACCATCCGAGTGTGACAGCCGTGACGTAGGGGGCGAAGCACCACGGGCAGGTGAGCAACTTCTCCCAGCCCCCACGGACGTGATCCTCCCACTTGATCCGCGCCCACACGGACGGGGGCCACGTGTCGGCGGTGACGAGGCGCACGATCCGCGCTGTCCCGACGACACCGACGACGACAGCGGCGGCGATGTAGAGGTAGTCGGACAGGCTCACGCGGTGTTCCTCACGATCTGCAGGTGCGGGTGGCGGGCGGCGATACCGAGGGAGGCCATGTAGCCCCGCAGGTCAGCCGGGTCGGAGACTGTGGACGGCTCCAAGGTACGCGCGAGGTTGGTCAACCCGTGCACAAGTGCGTCCAAACGGTCCGGCGAGTCGTTGCCGGGAACCCATGAGACCAACTGGTCTTCGAGGTCCCCGAGCCCTGCCTTGACGTGGTGGACGAGGCCGCGCTCGTACAGCGCCACGATGGGGTCGGCGCGGATCACCTTGCCGCGACGGCTGTTGACCTCGACGATGCGGGGGCGCTCGTCGATGTTCTCCAGCGTGTTGCGGACCATGTCGCCGCCGTAGTTGGTCTCGACGATGATGGCGTCGGCCTCGAACTCGGCGTAGGCGGTCATGACCCGGTCGGCCCAGCCCTTGGGGCTGTACTTGCCGGACCAGTCGGCGAGCACGTAGTAGTGGTCGTCCTTGACGCCGACGATGATGATGCCGGTCTCGTCGGACTTCTTCCGGTTGGTGCCTGCCGGGTCGACGGCCACGACGATGCGGTCCAGCGGGTAGGGCGGCTCCTCGGCGCGCAGGTCCTCCCCGTCGAAGAACTCGTACTCCCACAGGGCGCCGTCCACGTCGGCGAGGATCTCGCCGTGGATCTCCTGACGACCCAGCCGGGTGCCCTCGTACTTGCGCAGGATCAGGTCGGCGTACTGGGGTGCGAGGTTGGCGATGTTGGCGTAGGTGGAGACGGCGACGCTGATGGTCGACTCGTCGGCGATCAGTTCCTTCATCCACTTGGTCGGGACCGGCGTGGTGGTGGCGCAGATC